ACAAAAGCCCGTCAGTTGAGAAGGGAATGTTTCTTGGTAGGAGTGTGACATCGCCCGTCTTTGACATGAAGAAGTCAGCAGGTTCAGACCTTGCGGCTAGTTGTAGATATTGAAGAGCGTTAGTTGTGTCGGTTACTTCTGATTCTTCTAGTGTCGCTTTACCCGTTGAGATGTCTCTGTTGTCTGCTGACCATTGAATCTCGTTTAGCACTCGGTTGATTCTTGCCGAGGAAAGTTCTTCTGCAAAAGTGTCCGCCCCTAAATCAACACCGTTCAAATATGAGAAGCTGTCTAGGGCTTGGGCTGTTGCGATTGACTGACCGCCTGGGTCATAGGCGATGTTCCAGTCTTGGATGATTCCTAGATACTGAACTTCGTCATCAACTGAAATTCTTATCTGCCTTCTGGGGACTATTTGACCGAAATAAGGAGAGTCCTCAAAGGTTGGGTCGAAGGCTCTAGTTGTGTTCTCGAAGTTGACTGAAGCTTGACCTGCGTCATATCTTCCCAGCTCCCTTGATTTCCCTCGGTTAGTGCTGTAAGAAATCAAGAACTCACTTACATCCCTAAAGACCTCACCGCCCCCGAGTGTGTATTCGGTGTTGTCTAAGACACCCTTGACAGGATCATCAAGGGTAAAGAAGGTCACTCCCGGAGCGTCAGCAGTGAACCCTAGTTCGACTTTTACACTCATGCGTTTGCAAAGCCTTTCCCGTTTGTTGACTCGTATCTTCTGATGGCGTTTACAACTTCACGCCCGACAGCTACGGGGTCAGCCCCGATGCCTGCGTTTATGTTGATGTCAATTTTTGTTGAGCCTCCGCCTGCTGTCAGATTGCCTGCTCTGTCTAGTGGGATAACAGCTTCGTCACGACCTGCCTCACCGATTAGGGCTAGAGTTCCTCCGCTTCTTGCTCTTACAATTCCACCGTCTGCAAAAGGCACAACCTCCCCAGCCGAAGAACCCGAGGATGAAAAGCCTGATTGGATGTTTCTCTGGAAGTTTGTAAACGGGTTTCTTGGGTTGAGTCCGAAGAACGAAGCCAGATCCCCAAGACCTCCGAGAATGTTTCCGCCCGAGAACTTGTCAATAGCTCTGTTCAATCTTTCGAGCTGTGAAGCAACTGCCTTGATTGTGTTAGCGAGCAAGTCCAAACCAAAGATAACTGCGTTCCCACCCAAGTCCAAAAGGAACTGACCGAGTTCACTCTCAACAAACTTCTTAGCTTCAACAGCCAGAACTCCAATGCCCTCTCCCAAGTTCTTGACCGCATCTTGGAAGGCAGGGTTCTCGATTGTTTCCTTGACCTGAAGAAGAACTTCTTCTCCAAGAGTTGTAAAGAAAGCGATGACATTCTCTAGTGGTTCTTCTAAGTCTGCAAACATCTGCCTTAGTTGTGGCAGAAGCTCTTCAATGTGTGGCTGAAGTTGTCCAGCCAAATTCTCAACATTCGCAATGATGTCTTCAAAAAGACTGATTACCTTTGGAAGATTTTCGTCAATAAGTGGCCCGAGTAGGTCGGTGAACTGAGTCACGAATGGCATCAGTTGAGTTCCGATTTCGATTGCTGCGTCTTCTACTCTCGACTTCAACAAATCCATTTGAGCGTTGAAAGTTTCTAGCTGATTGTCGGCAACCTGTCCGGCTGTTCCACCTGCGTTTCTAAGCTCGACTTCATATTCTCTAAGTGCTTCAGAGTTACCCAACAGGGCAAGAGTTCCCTCTCGGGCTTGCTTGGTAAATCCAAGACTGTCCAAAGTAGCGATTTGTTGCTCTTTGGTCATTTCACCTAATGCAACAGTCAGGTCTTCCGAGATGTCGGCAAAGCTGTTCATCTCTCCAGCTGCGTTGAATATCTCAATACCCAGGCGTTTAGCCTCTTCAGGGGCTTTCTGCATGATGTCAGTTAGACCGAAGATGGTGTTTGTTAGGAGTGTTCCAGCTCGCTCACCCTTGATACCTTGATCCGCAAAGACAGCTAATGCGGCTGCACCCTCTTCAATATCCTTACCAACCGTCTTCAATGCAGTTCCGGCTTTGGTTGTGAAGGCTACTGCCAACTGCTCCACCGAGGTGTTGGCTAATGTGTTTGCCTTTACGAATACATCTGTCACTCGGGTCAGGTTCTTTAGGTTTTGTTGAGCGTCATCAACGGTTAGACCCAAAGCACTCTGAGCGTCTGTGGCTAGGTCGGTAGCCAAAGCCATATCGAACATTCCAGCCTGAGCGAACTTGGCAACCTGTGGCATAGCGGCGACAGATTGTTCTGCACTCAAACCTGCCGAAGCAAGGAAGAAGAAGCTCTCTGCGGCTTGCTCAGCGGAGAATGTGGTCTGCTTAGCAACTTCCCTAGCTGCGTCTGCCATATCGGTTCTGAGAGCGTCTGAGACATCTCCCATGATGGCGATTGACTGATTCAGTGCTTGGTCAAAGTCAGCGAACTTCTTGATTGAGAAAACAGCTGCTCCACCTATGGCTGCACCTGCGGCAGCTCCAATCTTATATTTGATTGACATTACTTGAACCGAACTTTCTTGTTGAACTGCTTAGCAAAGACATCTATCACTTCGATGGATAGCTTTCTCATTTCGTCTCTACGCTTTAAGAACTCTCCATAACCAAAACGACCTGCCTTGTATCTTGGGAAGTCTGATCGTTTCTTCAAAGCGTTTACGAATTGTCTTCCCCTCTTTCGGTTCTTTGAGAAAGATAGGTTCTTGCTGCCTGCCATTTCCGCAATCTCGAAACCTGCGTATTTGCCTCGGGACTTCAAGCTCATTGTGACGATAGGTGTTCCACCGCCGACCTTTGCCCTGGCTGTTGGCCTGAACTGAACTCCAGCCTTTACACCTGCCCAAGCTGTTCGGTGACCGCCAAACATTCCTGATAGGGGTGGTTCTATCTCAACTTCGTTGGCTACTTCTTTAGCGATAGGTCTGAGTTTCGCTCCGAGGTCTTTTCTAAGCTGACGGGTGATTCCCTTGTCAATTCCGTTCAGTTCTTTGACAGCTCTATCAAGCCCCTGAATCTTGGTCTTTTTGCTAAGTCGAATCACCGCAACTCCTTACCCCTATATTCTACGCCAAAGGAAAACCCCCCATTTCTGGGGGGCTACCGTTTACGCCCAAAGGAAAACCCCCCATTTCTGGGGGGCTACCGTTTACGCCTTGCCTCTTGTTGCTTGACACCTCGCCAGTAGAGATAGCGTTCCATTGTCCAGAACATCCGTGGAGACTGCCTCAATAGAACATCGGGAGGGATGCCAAACTCAAAAGCCATATGAGCAAGCTTCCAATGCTCGGATTCTTCCCCGAGCGGTTCTATTTTTTTGAGTTGACTACTTCAACGGATTCAATCGTATCTAGCCAATCTTCAAAAGCTAGATCAGTTGATTTACTTCCCTTTTCGACACTCCAAGCCATGAAGAAGAAGTGTGTCAGTTTCGCCTCTTTTTCGAGCCGAGTGATTGACATATCGAACTTCTCTTCGAAAGCCACGAAGTCCCGAGCGGTAGCCTCTACGGGTTTTTCTGTTTTGTCTTTGTATGTAATGAGGAGGTTGAGTTTCATTTTTTATCCTTATGCTCCAGTTCCCCGAGTGATGTCTCCGGTTACAGGCCAGCTTACCGAAAGCGTAGCCAGCTCGCCAGAAGCGTTCGCAAAGGGCTGATACTGAGTTACAAGGGCATCGAATGTATAGCTCGGATTTGTGGCTGAAACAGAGCCGCTTGTTGGTGCGACAATAATTTCAACGGTAGTTCCGAGTAGTGGCCACAGAGTTGCGTCAACTGCTGAAGCTCCGAAATCCTGGTGGAAGTCTAGTGAAACGCTTCCGTCTTTCAAGCCTCCGATTCGGGTGCGGCTAGTCTGACCGAAAGCGGTGGTCTCCTGCTCGTCAACTGTGACATCTAGGGTCACGCTGTTGATTGAAGAGCTGAAGTCAGTTCCGCCAATTTGAATGTTGAAATCGGTGGTTACGAATTTCGCCAATTTAGTTCTCCTTTTAGTTTGCGTAAACGGTTACGGAAAAAGTCATCCCGAGATAATTATTTCCGTCATTTAAGTCTAATGCAGAAATACCCGTCATTGTAGTCAAGTGAGCGTCAAAAGCCGCTCCGCCTAAAGTCTTATCTGACTCAATGGCTGTCTTGACACTCTTTGCTCCGGTGTTGTCTGCGTAGTCGTTTAGGTTCTCCTGAGCCTGCTGAACCGAGAACCTTCCAACGATTACTGTTATCTCAAAGTTGTATAAAACCAAACCCTTTTGAAAAGCCTGATCATACTCAATCGTCTGAAGCTGAACCACTGCACAAGGGACTTGTGGATTCTCTGGGATTTCAGAGTATGCCCGAAGCCCTGAGACTGTCTCTAGGTTGGTTTCTAGCCCTGCTCGGATTGCGGTAACACTCAACCCATTCTCACTTTCTTGAAGGGCATCAGAAGCTTGTCAATGTCAGAATCAAACTTAGAAACAAAGACAGCCCCAACATCGCTGAACCCTGCAATCCCTAGCGGTGAGTTTCTTCGCTCGAACAACCTAGCCGAAAGAATCAAGCAAGCCTGTTGAACCTGAACCGGAACTGAAGCCCA